AATATACCAAAATTAGTCATATTATTTCTATATGCTTCGTCTTTCTTAGCATGTCCGTTGTAACTAACATCACCATAAGTGTGTTCAGCTGCAACATAAGCTGCGTTGTTATTTGTACAAAATGATCTTAATGATACGCCTTTTTCTTCGAATTTTTGATATAATTTAAAGTCATAACTAATGTCAATTAATTTTTGAAAATGTTCTTGAGGTGCTTCAAAACGCACACCAATTTGTACTGACTTAGGTTCTGTAGGTAATTCATATTTTTCAGCTAATTGTTTTCCAAAATCAATGCCTGATTTACCTACGCCAAATATTAATGTATCATAAGGCATTACATATTGATCTGTGTGTACTTCTCTATTATCAAAATTAATATCAGTTACTTTAGTTTCCCATATAAATTCTACACCTTTTTCTACCAAATAATCGTGCCAATTCTTGCCAATTTCATGTAGATAATCGGTTCCAACATGCCATACGGGGAATAATCTTAAACCAAAATGTGGTTTGATAAAATCGGGTTCTTCTTGGGGATCTGAACATTGTACTTCAGATGGGTTTGGATGGAATCGTTTAAAGTTAGCTATAACTTGGTCAAACAATTCCATTGCTTTTTCATCACCTGTGTATTTTGACAATTGACCTCCTATGGATGTGTGGTAAGTTAATTTACCATCAGACCAACCACCCGCTCCTAAAAAACCTCTCATTACGTCTGCTGCTGGTCTTCTATAAGGGTCTAACCCCATGTCAATAATGGTAATTTTTCCTTTAAAATCGTTGTCTACTAATTTTGTAGCAGCATTTACTCCTGCAACGCCTGCTCCTACAATTACTACGTTATTCATATTTTGTTGATTTATGGTAACGTACAAAAAAAAGCTGTGGCTACCAAATTGGAGGCCACAGCTCTCTTAGAAATTTTATTTAAATTGTTCGGCTATGAATCGAACTGTATGTTTTTATTTTTTTACTTATTGGATTCTTTTTATGGATTTCCATCATCATACATAAATATACTCAAAACAAACCGTTTCCATTTTTTAAACCACCCTTTTTTAGCTGCTACAGCATTAGTGTAAGTTGTCTGTGATATTGTTCCCATTGTGCTCATTGTATTGTATGCATCTTTAATAATATTACTTATTTCAACTGTCATATCTGCATATTCTTGTGTCCATCCTGTTTGTATTACAGCTTCTCTATCATTTGGTAGTGTACTTGTCATATCTAGAACCATTTCGTCTACAGTTGGCATTAACGCTAATAGTTCTGATTGTAATGCCTTTGATCTTCTTTCATTTTCCATACCCATTCCACCATCACGTGGGTTTATTTCCATTTCTTCTCTACCTGGTTCCATTGGATCTATACCCATATTTGGTTTTTCCATTCGTTGTTCTTGTAAAATATTATTAATATTATTTAATAATTTAGAAGATGTTGGTTTTACTTCTATAAAATTAACATCTAATTTATTATAATTAACATATCTATATCCACCTTCCATTATTACAGCTGATTTTGGTACTTCTTGAGCAAGAACACCTCTATAAGTTCCACCACCAAATCTAGCTTTATTTTTATATTCAAATTCATATATATTAATACCTGAAGGTGATTTTCCTACTAATTTAATATTTTTTTTAAGTCTAGAATCGGATCCACAACACCAACCCCAAGCACTAATAATATTACCTATGGCTTTTCCAATAGCTATTACTTGTTTTACCCATGGTTTTAATACCCATTTTTCATTTAAAGGTTGCATTGTATTAAAACTTAATTCTTTAATACCTGCTAATTCTTGAAATCTTTCTGTTAATAATTTTTTCTTCATTTTATTTCTTTTTTGTTTTTTCTAATGATCTACCACCAAAATAGGCACCAATCACTGTTATTAATACTAATTGTAGTAAATCTGTCCATTTTGCTTCAACATTAAAGTTAATTGTTCCTGCATCAATAAATATCATAAGAATAGTAGAGACTACTAAAAAGACTAAAACTAATGGTCTTACGTTTTTACTTAACCAACTGTCGCTATTCATGTCTGCTGACCATCTGTCAGTTATGTTTTGTTCCATTTTAGCTTCGTGGTTAGCTATAAGCTCTTGGATTTTTCTTTCTGCTTCTAACTTTTCTTCTTTTGATGTGTGTAAGTTATCTATAACTCCGCCTACACCTTTTACTAGATCGGCTGCCCCACCTGAAAATAATTTTGTTAATATGCTCATAACGTTTTGTTTTATAATACTACAAACGATGCTGTAAAGTTAGAGTCGTTTGCTATTGTTGTTGTTTTATTATTATGTATGTAGAATTTAAATCCTGCAGTAAGAGATGATGTTGTAAAACAATGAATTGAAGAACTTAATGCTAAAGTTCCTACACCTGCTCCTGTTAATCCCATAAATGTTCCTATAATTACATCTCCATCTTGTACACTATGATTATTTACTGTAAATATTCCTGAACTTTGAGAAGCTGGAAGAGCTGCTTGTAATTGATTTTTTACTGTAAATCTTCTACCGTGTATTGTGTATTGATCATCATCAGCAGAACTTCCTTCTACTCTACTATGGAAAATACCTCCTGATATTATTCGAACAGATCCTGAAGCATCAGATGCACTAACAAAACCCCCTATAGTAGAAAATCCTTTTGATGAAGAAATTATACCAGATGCACTTACTGCTACTGTATTTATTGTTCCACTTGAATTAATATTTTCAAATGTACTTGTTCCCGCTATTACTAAACCTGAACCTGAAATGTATCCACTTGCACTTATATTTCCTGAAGCTGTTATATGACCTCCATCACTACTAAGGAATACTAAATTTGATGCATTACCACCACTAACCCATATATGTCCACTAGCTGAAATATCTGTAGTATCAATAGAAGCATTTGCAAAATTAAAACTAGCTGCTGTTATAGTTCCACTTGCACTTATATTTCCACTTGCTGTTATGTCTGTTACAGCTGAAATACTTCCTGAAAAAGAATTTGTATTAGTTGATCCTGAACCAAACTGATTTGAACCAGTAATTGTATTAGTTGATGTAAAATTAACAGTATTAGCAGTAAAAGTATCTACTACTATATGAGAAGCTGTTATATATTTTATAGATGCTGTATTCCATTGTAATGCTGCTGATCCTAAATTATATGTAGATGTTTTATGAGGAATTAAGCTTGAACTTACAAAATCTATAGCTGATGAAACTACATGTATGTTTTTAAATCTAAAACCTGGTTTTCCTATAAAAGAAGCTCCATCTGTTGTTGGGATTAAATTAGTTACTCTTCCTATAGAAGCTGTGTCTGCTGTTAATGTATCAATGTTAGCTGTTCCATCTATATATAAGTCTTTCCATTGTAGGGAATTTGATCCTAAATCATAAGTATCATCTTTATGGGGAATTAAACTTGAACTAACATTATCAACTGAAGCTGAAACTACAAATAATGTTCTCCATTTTTTTGCTTTAGTACCTAAATCAAATATATTATCTGTACCTGGTACTAATCCTCCACTAATAATTACATTTCCATACCCCCCTATACCATCTATTCTGCTTGAACTTATTACAGTAAGTGAAGCTGTAGTTGCTGTAAGTGTGTTTACTGTACCTGTATCCGCTGCTAATACATCTATATTAGCTGTTCCATCAAGATATAAATCTTTCCACTCTCTAGTTGATGTTCCTAAATCTCTAAGATTATCTTGATCTGGAATTAAACTTGAACTAACATAACCTATATTAGCTCCACTAACATGTAATGTTCTCCACGTAGTTGTTGTAGTACCTAAATCAAATACATTTGTAGTACCTGGTACTAAACCTCCACTAATTATTATATTTCCATATCCTCCTACACCATCTATTCTACTTGAACTTATTATGGCAAGTGAAGCTGTTGTTACTACTATTGTTCCAACGTTACCTAAAGCTAAGGTACCAATTGTTGCTGTTCCTTGAACATGTAAATCTTTCCAAGATTTAGCTCCAGAACCTAAATCAAATACATTATCAGCTATAGGTAAAAGAGCTCCACTTACTTGATTAATTTTTGCTATTTGTATTGTTGTACCTAATGTTCCATTAGATGCACTAATATATTCTAAAGAAGCTGACTTTGCAAAAACAGTTGAAAACTGTCTTGTAGCTGATCCTAAATTTCTAGTATTAGTTTGATCAGGTTCTACACTTGAACTAATATAATCTATATTAACTCCACTAATGTGTAACATATTCCATTTTAGATCTGTAGTACCTAAATCATGTGATGAATCTATTAATGGGGCTAAATTTCCTGAAACTGTTACTACTGATCCTGTTCGTGCATTTAAAAAATCAACACTTGCTGAAGCAGCATATACATGTTTCCAAGGAGTAAGTGTAGCTCCTAAATCCATACCAACTCCCGTTGGTCCAACAAATGGAGGAAGTAAAGAAGCAGATACATTCATTGTAGTAGATCCTGTATGTGGGTGAAGCTCTTTAGCTCTTACCATACCAAAAGAACCTGTACTTGATCCACTAAATACTATATTTTCTAAAGTACCATCATATAATGCTGTTGAATCAATAAGATCACCAAATTGTGCTGCTGTAGGGACATCTCCTGTTTCAAAATATGCTTTTAATACTGCTGAACTTGTTTGTATTGCCATTTACTATAGGTTTTTAACTTTATCTTCCCAATCTCTAAAAAGTAGATTGCCTTTTAAATATGCTTCCATTTCCATTTTTCTCATATGGGGATCATCTTGTGCATAAGTTGCTTGAGATGCATCTCCTAATTCTAAATCACCTCTTTCATTTTGGTGATGATGTACTAATTCATGTGCAAAAGATCTACAAATGTCTTTTGGATGTCTATTTGTTATATATAATACAATAGATTGTTCTGTTGGATCATAATAAGCTGTTTTACCAAAGATGCCTTGAGCATTTTCTTCATCTTGTCTTAAATGAAGTTGGGGGGAGTTTTGTATTTCAAATTCTTCCCTTGCTACCTTAAATATTTCTCCTAGGGCCTCTTTTAATTCCATTATACTTCGTCTTCGTCTTCTTCGTCTTCTTCTGGTTCTTCTCCTTCTTCATCATCAGGTTCCATTGCGACATTAGGATCTCCTCCTCCTGGTGATGGTGTTGTTCCACCTGTTGTTCCCCCTGTTGTTTCTTCTTCCTCTTCTCCCTCAGGTGCTGTAAAAGGTGTTATTGGTTGTATAGTTAATAATTTATTTATATGTGTCATGGCTTCATTTCTTTCACTCATGTCCATTAAATAATATTCTTTTGATCCAATTTTTACCATTAAAGAAAAATCTTCATAGTAAATGTTAAAAGATTGTCCATTTAAAAGACGAACCTCATATGATGGAGGTAAAGAATTAACTGCTTTTAAAAAATCAACATAACGAATTAAGGGATTCATTTTAAGTTTTTCTTTTAAAGCATCAATAATTTCAGGTGGAGCCTGATAATTCTTTTCAGTAAGTCTTGTTAGTTCTTCTAAAATTATATTTTTAATATTTTTCATTATAATGGATTTGAGTCCCAACCTTGACTTCCATTAGTTTTTAAATACACATGAGTACCAACAGAACAACTTACATATGAAAAATCTGCTTCTACACAAACATAAGAACCAGTGTTCAATTCAAACTTTAAATGTGGAATTGGGGTACCAGGATCAAGTTGATTTACTCCTTGATTTTGAAACCCAAATGAGGCACTATGAATGTATTTTACTGTAGTAGATCCATCTGTACATACTTTATATATTGATCCTGTAATACCTGTTACTGTAGATGAGCTGACAGGGAATACCATTTTTCTCCAAGGATTTGCCATAGTTTTTTAGTTTTTAATTTTTATATTTCTTCTGAAGTAATTGCAGATGCTAATTGTTTATCATCATCTAACATATCTGCTTCTCCCGTTACTGGGTTATTTACTATATTAGAAGCTGAATTTTTAAATTCTTTTTCACTCATTTCTAATTCTGTTTTTAATTTTGAAAGAGTTTCATACTGACTTCTTGCTTTTTTTACAAATTGTTCTGGTACGCTTACGCCTTTAGTTGCATAATCTAAAACTATTTCTTCATCAGTTTTACCCATATCAAACATTTCAAAAAATTGTTTTAAAGCACCTTCCATTAACATTTGTCTTTTTGATGATTTTTGATGTTCATTTAAATTTGATTTTAAATTTGATTTTTTATTTTCTTTTAAATAATCAGATAGTAATTTGTTTGTTTTCATAATTTTGTTTTCTTTTTGTGGTGAAGCAGGGGGTGTTGTTCCTACTTTACTTCTTTGTTGTATTAATTGGTCCATTTGTTTTTGTATGCCTTTAATAGCACCGCTTGATTGTCTTGCAGCTTGTGCTGATGCTTTTGATTTTTTCTTATTTAAATATTTTAATCTTACATTAAATTTTTCTTTTTCTAAATTGTCTAATTCTCTTTTTTCAGATTTTGCATCAGGATCTGTTGGTGCTGCTGGTGCTGCTCCTGCTGGTGCTGCTCCTTTTTTTGGAGGTGGTGGTGCTTGTTCCTCTATTTCTTCAAATTGTGATGATTGAGTTCCTCCTTTTGGTGCTGTGTAGTCTTTTGCTAAATCATTAAACATTATCCATAAGTAAGCATTACCATAAACTCCTGCTGGAGATTTGTCTGATATTTCAAAATCATCTACATACGTTTGAAATCTCTGTTTTGTTTTAATTGCTGCTAATTTTGCTTGTGCTTTAGATCTTTCAATTTGATCTGTTGTTTCTTTACCAAACATTGCTCCTCTACCTTGAGGACCATTAAAATGTGGAAATTTAATAATTGTTCCACCTGTTCTTTTGTCTAAATATGATGAAACTTCATCATATCCCCCAACAAGTTCATTATGTTGTATATCGGCAACTAGTAACATTTCTCTAACTAAATTAATAGTGTCTGGGTCAAATGATTTTGGTTGTTGGAATCCACCTATTTTATTACCACCTCTATCAAATTTTTTAGATTTAATAAATTGATCTTTAGGTACTTTACCTACTGCTTGGTCATATGTAAGTGGTGTTTTTTTAGGTTTTAATGCTCTTATTTCGTCTTCTAATTTTGTAATTTCATCTGCATATTGATCTGCTATAGGACCTCCTTCGGGTTCAGCATCTTGCTCCATTTCTCTGTATAATTGGTCTAAACGAGCTTGTAAGTCTGCTATTTCTTCTTTATTTTCCCAAACTCCTGGAGCTCTATGAATAGATTGCCCTTGAGAAGTTAAAGTAGCACTACCATAAGCGTCTGATTTAACTTCTTGTACTATTTCTTGTACTAATTGTATAAGTTCTTTCTTTTTCATTTATTTTTTTGCTCCTGGTTTTCCTGCGTTAAAATTATTTTTACTAAATTCTAATCTGTCAACTAATTTAATACCATTTTCAGTGTGATCTACTGCTACAAACCCTTCTGCTTTAGTTACACTTAAAGTACCATCTTCGTTGTCAATAAAGTGCTTTGTAGCTACAGCTTTATCATATTTAGTAATAAATATAGACTTTGCTTGGGAGAGTAACTTACTTACATTAAAAATGTTAATTATATTTTCTTTTTGAGATTCAAATTCTTTTATTTTTAATTCTCCCGCTTGTCTTTTTTTTTCTTTTGATTCTGGTCGTTTAACTTTTTCAATACTTTTATCAACTGCTCGTTGATACCAATTTTTAAATTTTTCAAAAGATTTGTAAGGATCTGATATAAATTCACCTTGTCTTATTTCACTATTAAGGTAAGTGTTTAAAGCCTTTAATGGTAAGTTTGTGTAATCAATATTTATTGAATCTGCTTCGTTGATTTTTTCTAATATAAATTTTTCTTCTTGATCACTTAATAAAATTCCTGTGTCATCTTTAAAATATGCATCATCAAACCAAACATTTGTTGAATTATTTAATCCCTTTATATCTGCTCCAAATGAAGCTCCACCACCACTTAAATCGTTATATGTTGTATGAAATATAATTCCTATTTTTGCTGCTATTATTTGTTTACCTAATTTAGAATTTGCTTCAACTGCATATCTAATTGTATTTGGTTTAAATGTGTAATGTGGAACATCATCTATATTTTCTGTTTCAACATCGTTATTATCAAACATAAAATCACCTTGTAATATTCCTTTTATTCCTACAGAAGGTAAATATTGTAATGCTAATTTTAATTTTGAAGCTAAACCAGGTGCGTGTCCATGGTTAGTATCTATATCTTGGGGGGTATAGTTGATTTTTGGTTCTTTGTTAAACACTGACTTAGTACCTACAAAAAATTGATTATTGTCAGGATTAATACCTGTGAATATAGCGGGGGCACCATCCCATTTTACAGAGACATTTTTAATTGAATTGTCTTGTCCTTTTAAATTTTTGATTAATTCATATAAGAAATTTTTAGCTTGATTATAACCATCTTGTCCTTGAGTTAATATTAATTCTTCAAGATGTGTTAAATGTGTGTTTGCTTTTGTTTCTGTTATAATTTCTGTTAGTTGTTCTTTCCACCAATCTTTAGAAAAGATATTTATTTCATTCATATAGCCTTTTGTTTTTAACCACTTATTTACTTCTTCATCTTTTTGTTGAGAAATCATAAGTTGAAGATCTCTATATTGTTGATGACCATAATCTGATTGAATTTTATCTTTATATTGGGAAATTAAATCAGAAGCACCATATTTTACTTCTTCATTTTGAGGAACACAATTAGGGACCATTTTGTTACCTTTTTTCTTCATACCTTTTTTTACATATCCTTTCCAACATTCGTTTATAGTTTCTTTTTCTAATGTTAGTTGTGGATTTGATGTTTGAAAATCTTTTTTTCTTAAAATTGTTTTAGCAATTATTTTATCTGCTTGTTTTAAAAAAGGTATGTTAATATTTGTTCTAATATCTGATGCTACTATTTCTTTATATTTAGTTAAAAAATTAAATAGTTCTTTTTTCTTTCTAGCTAATCTTTTAAAAAATCCAATTAATTCAGCGTTTGAAATTTCTTTATCATTACGGGGATCATTTAATCTATCAAAAAAGTGACTTGATGTTAAATCTACATCAATTGGATTTAATTGTTTATCAGCAAATGTATCTATTGATTTTAAATCTGATTTTTCTAATTCATTTAAAAAATGTTCAGGTTGTTCTAAGTCAGGTTGTAATCTATAATCTGCTGTAAGTTCTTCTCCTTGTCTTATAGGTTGAATAGTTACTAAATATCGAGTATTATCTTTCATTATATTTTTACAATTAGGAGTTTCTGAATGGTTATACATTTTTCCTAATTCATAAAAATTATATTGTCCTTGTCCTAAAATATCATGTAATTTATCTATTACAGTTCCTTCAGGATAATTTTCTTGAGCAAATGCTCCTTGTCCTTGAATATTACTGTCGTTTAAATAATATTTATTTTCATACATTGTTCCTGCTCCACCTTGTCCTGTAGCAGCATTATACATTCCTCCTCTTTGATATTTTATAACAGGAGAAGTTTTATCATCTTTAGGACCATCAGGCATTCCTGCTTTCCATTCACTACCTCTCATGTAATCTAAGACTTTATCTTCTGGATTATATAAATCTTCTTCTAAACCTGTTACTATGCCCCAAGCTTTGTCTTTATTTGATTTTGATAAATGATCAGGAATATATTTTAAAAAATTATCTTTATCTTTAATTTTTACAAAATTTCTCATTTCAGTACCTGATATACCTCCTGTTTGTGGGGGTACTAATTTAATTTCAAAATTAATTTCTTTGGGTTCTGCAAATTTTCCTATATTATTAAAACGTTTATCATTTACGTCTTTTTCTCCCATTCCTAAATAAATTTTAGATCCTTTAGGTGCTTCTTTTTCTACAAAATCATATACATCTTGTACTGGAGAATTTGAATTTGAGGCTAAAATAGCTATTTTTTTAGATATTGGGTCAGGATCTGTAGATCTATAAAGATCCCATAATTTAAGAGCTACTTCACGATTAATACCATCTCTTATTTTTACTCCAACTTTAACTATAACAGTGTCTGCATCTGTATTTAATATAAGCCATTTAGCCATATTATAATGACCTGCATGAGGTGGTTTAAACCCACCAGGTAAAAGTGCTATCTTTTCCATTAACTACGTAGTTTTGTAATAAATATAAACCTTTATGACAAGGCTAACCTCTTCTTCATTAGTGTAGAAGTAGTAAGTTCTGTTGCAGTGTGTAGTAATTTTGTAAAAGCTTTAAAACCAAGTTCAGAAGGATCTTTATCACCCATTTCTATAAGATAAACTTGTTTTCCATAAGACATAAACGTTTCAGCGTGGTTAAAAGCATCTTTTAAAGCATCTTCATCTAATGCAAGATATATTTTTTCTACTTTAGATTTTATAATTTTTGTCATTAAAGTTGTAGACAACTTTTTACCAAATAAAGGAATTGCATTACGTTTTATAGCCATAGCATCAAATGCACCTTCACACAAAACAATGGGTAAATCCCAGTTTATATACATTTCAAATCCAATTATGTCCTTTGTACTGGAAGCTAATTTATGTTTAATGTATGCGTTTTTATCAAATGAACGACCTACATAATAATTTAAAAAACCATCTTTATCATATGAAGGTATTACAACCATATTTCTTAAAGGACCTTGTTCACAATAATGTAAATCATATTTTACTACGTCTTGTTGGGTGATTCCTCTTTGATCTAAATAATGTAATGCATGTTTCGACAGAATCGCTGATGATGACATTATAGGCGTTACTCCATGAGGAAATTGCAAGGTATTAGCGTCTACTTTTTGTTTGGTTTGTTGTTTAAAATTATATTGTTTGTCGATTTCTTTTAAAGCTCCAAATGCAGCTCCAGGTGCACTAGCTTTTTTAAGTAATTGAAATGCTCTATGGCCTTTATAATTACAAACCCAACATTGGAATTTTTGAGACAATAAATTAAACGTTAATTTTTTCTTATGGTGATTACAAGATGGACAATTAAATACAGCTTCATCTCCCCCACGAGCAGACTTACTTCTGCCTAAAATTGATTCTAATAGCTGTTTTAATAGGTCTTCTTTCATTTAAAATCTCTATCATAAAACTTACCTAATATGTTATCGTTAAGATATAACTTGTCTTCTAATACTTCTAATATAAATTGATATTTACATTCTAAATATGTAAGTTCTTTTTTGTTGTAAGCGATCTGTAATATTTTTCTCTCTAAATCGTCATCGTTTGCGTCTTTAATAAACGCATGAGAACCATAGTAAGTCTTCCAATCGCTTTCCTTTAACACTCTTTTGAATGTTGGTGGGCGACCTTTACCTTCTAACCTTATGATTGCAAGTTCTTTTTTGCCTAATTTTTTCTTTAAATTGTAAATTAAAGATTTTTTACCAATGTACCTTTTGCCCGTTGGGGTGTGGGTTGTTTGATAGATGAAACC